TGTGGGCGGACAGCTCCGACGATCTGATCAAGTACGTGGACAACGATCCCGACAGCGTAATGTCGATGACGTTCATTCCGGCGCTCGTGCATGACAATCGTAAGCTTCTCGACGCCGATCCGTCATATCTCGCGAATCTAAAAAGCCTTCCCGCGATCGAGCAAGCGCGGTACCTCGGGGGAAATTGGAACGCAAAAGAAAGCGCCGGCGACTACTTTCAAAAGACGGTGTTTCGCATTTGGGGCGCGACCGAACTCCAGCGGGCGCTCATGCAGCAGGACGGCAAGGCGGCCGACATCGTTCAGAAGTGCCGTGTGTGGGACTTCGCATCGACGCCGGTCACGGGGGATCTCGTTCCCGGTATTCAACGCTCCGGCGAGTTCAAAGCGCGCGACCCGCGCCTCGACGATCCGGACTGGTCCGTGTCCGTGCTCCTGGGACGCACCAGGAACGGCCGGATCATCATCCTGGACACTACGTTCCACCGGGACACGCCGGGCGCCATTCAGGCGTTAGTCGAGCGGACGGCGATCCAGGATGGTCCCGCGTGCACGGTCTGCGTTTTCAGCGAGCCCGCGCAGGCCGGTGTCGACCAGTCCGAGCGCGTTCGATCGCGCGTGAGGGCGCATGCTCCGTGCGACATTATCCCGACCGCGAACAAGGAATTTGTCGCGCGGGAAGCGGCGCGTGCGGTGTGGCGGGGCGAGATCTACTATCTCGAGAAAGCCGTCAACGATCGGTTCTGGAACCAGTTACACGACTTCCCGACGCCAAAACGCAAAGACGACGCTGTTGTGGCCTTCGCGTTCGCGTACCAGTGGATGCAACAGCACCCCGCGCCCTTCTACCTCGCGCCGAAGGTCGAGGAACTGTGGGTGCCGCCGAACGTCGATAAATTTGCCATGTACCCCCCGCGCGAGCGCGCACGGCGGGGAGCTGTTATAGTGCCGATCGGTGGTACAAGGGGCTTCGGCCGGCGGAACTGGTAGGCAACCATGGGCGTGATCCTCGATCAACACGGCAAGCCGCTCACCCCGAACCGCATCCACCGCGTGGGAGCACCCGCGGAGATATTCGACCGCACGAAGAAGCGATACCGGGACTCGGTCGCGCCCGGCCTCACGCCGGCAACCCTCGGGCACATCCTTCGACAGAACGACGCGGGCGACAACCAGGACTTGCTCACGCTCGGGATCGAAGCGCCCGAACGCGACCTTGATCTGTTCTCCGACCTTCAGACACGCGGGCTTTCGATATGGGGCGCACCGCTGCGCGTCAAGCCCGTGGAGGATACCGAACGCGGTCGGGAGCTGGCCGAACTGTGCCAGAAGGCGGTGGTCAACCAGCCGATCTGGCGCTGGCTCCTGCGCGACCTCATGGACGCCGTGCTCATGGGGTACGTGGTTATCTATCCGATCTGGGATACGACTACGACGCCATGGTCGTTCAAAGAGTTCCAGTTCTGCGACCAGCGCGCGTTCATGTACGACAAAGACACGCTGCGCGAGTTACGCATGCGCAAGGATGGCGAGATTCAAGGCGTGTCGCTTCCGCCGGGGTTCGTCGTGCACTACCCGCAGATCCGTGCGGGGCTGAAGCTGCGCGCCGGGCTAATCCGCCTGGTCGCGGTCAATCACCTTTTCAAGACGTCTGACATCAACGATTTTATGGCATTCGCCGAAACGTTCGGGATGCCCCTTAGAATAGGCAAATTCAATCCGGCTACGGTAACCGATGACGAGCAACAGACGCTTCGCGAGGCTTTGGTCAATCTTGGGCACGATGCCGCTTGCATGCTCCCCGACTCAATGCAGATTGAGATTCTCGACGCTCGTAGGCCGCCTAGCGGTGATAACGTTTTCCTCGGGCTCGCGCGCTACTTTGACGCGCAGCGCACGAAGGCCATTCTCGGCACCGCACCGAGCGCCGAAGGGTCGAGTGCCGGACAAGGCGCATCGATCGCGCAGGCCCGGCGCGAGGTCCGGCAGGATCTACGCGAGGCGGATGCGCTTGCGGTGTCCGCCACCTGCGATCTGATCATCAACCAGTGGCGGCAGGTGAACTTCGGCGTGAACACGCCCGAGCTTCACTTGGAGATCGATATCACCCCGCCGGCGGACAGCGAACGCTTCACCGCGGCGATCCTGCCGTGGGTGCGCGAGGCGGGGATGGCGGTTCCGGAACAGTGGCTCCGCGACCGGCTTCAGATCCCTGCGGCACGCAAGGGCGAAAAGATGCTGGAGGCCCCGCTCATGCCAGGCGCTCAACCTGGCGGCGACCACGCCGGCGCCAAGCTGGACGGGGCTAAACGGGGCAAGCCTAGCCCTTGACGCTATAGTTACACTACGTCACTGTAGCCGCATGCGATTCTCAGCGGTGGCGAAGGGCGAAGTTCTGGAAATGAACTTTCTCGGGAACGTCGGCGATAGCTGGGCGCCCGATGGCGTGAGTTACAAGCGCGTGAGCAAAGCGCTGCGCGACAACCCGCAAGCAACGCGGCTGAAGATCCGCGCGAACTCCTTTGGAGGCGATGCCTTTGAAGGGCACGCGATCCGGAATCTGCTTCAGGCAAGCGGCAAGCGTGTCGAGATGGAAATCGACGGCGTCGCTGCTTCGGCAATGAGTGTGATCGCGATGGGCGCGGACCATCTCGCGATCGCCGAAGACGCGCAGCTCATGATCCACAACTCCCGCGCGAGCGCGAAGGGCACCGCCGTCGATCTAAGGTCAAACGTGCAGGCGCTAGAGAATCTCGACGACGCGATGGTCTACGTCTACTCCGCGCGCACCGGAAAGCCGCAACGCCAGATCCGCGAATGGATGGATGCGGAAACCTGGTTTAGCGCTAAGCAGGCGAAAGAACACGGTTTTGTGGACGAGATCGTTCCCGCGAAGGGGATGCGACCTCAAGCCGACGCGCGTTTCGGATTCCGATCGCTCCCGGAAATTTACGCAGATCGGTTGCAACAGTTGCCGAGTGCAACTACAGTTGCGCCAGATACCGATATGGACGAACAAGCTCTCACCCGAATTCTAGCGGAAGCACTCGCACCGTTCGCGGAGCGCCTAGCGAAGTTCGAGGCTTCGGCTTCGGAGCCGCCCCCGCCGCCAAAGCCGAAACCTAAGCATGAACCGCGGCAGCCGCAACCAGATCCGGTGCCCGATCCGCAACCGGAGCCTCAGCCGCAACCGGAGCCGCCTATTGTGCTCCAGGCGCCCGTCGATGCCGCGACTGCGGAGGTCCAGGCGCTGTTCGAGGCCGCAGTTCTGGCGCGGTTCGAGGCGTTCGTAGCGCAGGGCAAGTTGCTACCTTCCGCTCGCGAACACTTCGTAGCTGCGTGCAGCACGCCGGCGGCACTAAGAGCCGTGTCGGCGCTCTACGACAACGCGCCGGTCGTAGTGGCTACTGCCGCCGCGCACATCCCCGCGATCAAGGGCAGGCCCGCCAAACAGTATTCCGCGGAGGCTCAAGCATGGGCCGAACGCGCAAAGATCGATATCTCCCAGCTGGATAGGGTTCAATAATGGCTGCTCCACTCACGGGACCGCGCGACGCAAAAAAGCGGATCGGCGAAGTCTGGAATTACCCAGTCAAGCTGGGCGAGATCATCTACAAGGGCGCCGCAGTTTGCCTGGACGCGAACGGTGAAGCGGTCAACGCATCGGCTATCGCGACCTTGGTTACGGCGGGCGTAGCGCGGGACACCGTCGACAATACCGACGGGGACAAGAGGCTAGATGTCGAGGAAGGCATCTACATGTTCCACAACTCCCCGCCCGGAGCCGATCAGATTGTGCAAGGTGATGCCAGGCACCTTTGCTACTGGGTAGACAATCACACGGTGGCTGCGGTCGCGACGGGGCGCCCGATCGCCGGCGTCATCAAGTCGCTCGACGGCACCTTGGTGTCAGTGGACATCGTGTCTTTTGCCGCTCCCGCTGCGCCTCCGGTTGCGGGACGCCGAGAGTCCGACAAGCCCGATGATCACCCGCTGTTGCCGGGGGCTACTACCGGAAATCCTCCCGGAGCTGGCGTCGGCACCGGACGTCCGGGGCATCCGAGAGACACTACAGCAACCTCCAGCGACTATAAGGCGCCATGATCAACGCAGAAATTCTCGAGATTCTTTGGAAACAGCTGTCGAGCAAGTTCTCCGAAGGTTTCGGTGCCGGCGAGACAACGGCAGTCGACGCGTTCACTACGACGATGCCATTGGGCACGCGCACAATGCGGTTCGACTGGCTCGGGGACTTCCACGAATTCCGTAAGTGGGTCGGGCCGAGAATCTTCAAACAGCTAGAGACCAAAACTTATGAAGCGACGTACGACGATTACGAACTCTCGCACCGCGTACTGCGGCGAGACATTCGTGACGGCATTATCAGCCCGTACATGATGCAAGCGTTCTCCGGCGGCGAAGGCGCCCGGCTGCTCAAGCCGCGGCTCGCGGCTGAAGCGCTGGACATCGGCAACGCCGCGCCCTGCTACGACGGCCAGAACTTCTTCGATACCGAGCATCCGATCGGCGAGGACGGGGACGAAACTCTCGTGTCGAACTACTTCGACGCGGGCGGTGCGCAGGCGGCGCACCCTTGGTACGTCGCAGACCTCTCGCGGTCGCTGAAGCCGATCATCGTGCTGGAGCGGGAATCGCCGCAGTTCGTCAGCTACCAAAATCTCTCGGACCCGAGCGTCTTTTTCAACAAAGAGTTTTTGTTCGGTGCGCAGGCGTCGCTCGGAACCGCGTATGGGCTGTGGCAACAGATCGTTCGCTCCGAAGGGGACGTTACGGTTCAAAAGTTGCTCGACATCCGCACTGCGATGGCGGACTTCCGCGGGGACTTCAAGAACGAGGCCGGGCGTCGAAAGAAAATGGGCTACGACCCCACGCATATCATCTTCGGCTCGTCTAACCGCGACAAGATTTTGACGATCCTCGATAGTCCGATGCTCTCGGGCTCCTATACGAGCGACGTCATGAACCCCGGCGCGACCGACACCGCGAAGCAGAACCCGGCCTACAAAATGCTGATCCCGCTCTACGTGAGTTGGCTACCGTGAGCCTCTTTAGGAGGGATCCCGTGAACGCCAAGTACGACGAGTTCCGCTTGAAGCTGCTAAACCGCAGCCCGAAGGCGTTGAAACAGATGGCGCAAGACGCTGGCTTTCCGCAGCTCACCGACACGACCGACAAGGAAGTGTTGTTAGAGGAACTGTTCGGCTACAGCGAAGGCTTGCCCGTGGCGACCGCTCCCGCACAAAAGGCCGGCGCCCCCGTGGCGCCTGAAGCTGGTTCTACCTCTACCAGCGAGCGCGGACAGGGTGCCGCCGGTGCGCCGGCCACTGGGCCATGCCGGTCGGTACGTGCCATCGCAAAGCATTACCGTTGTGGACATCTTTGGACCTCGGTACAGCAGCTGATCCCTGTCAGCGAGTTCAACGAAACACAGTGGGCGGAGCTGCGCGCCGACAAGGGTCTGCGGATCCAGGATCGGTGATGCCGTGGCCGCGTACGCCACGATCCAGGACGCACTTGATCGGTACGGCGAGGACTATGTCATTGTCAGCTGTGATCGGGACGGCAACGGTATCCTGGACGACGAAGCGCTGGCACTCGCTCTAGAAGACGCGTCCGACTGGATCGATTCGTACCTCGCGGGGCGGGTCGGGTTGCCGTTGATCCCCCCTATCCCGCGGCGCTTAGTCAAGGTCTGCATCGACGTCGCCATTTACGAATTGTGCGAAGGCGCGCCGACCATGACGACGCAGAAAAAGGAGCGCTACGAATCCGCGAAGGAGTTCATGCTGGACGTCAAGACGGGGGCTCGTCGCCTGACATTCGATCAGGAACTTATGCAGAGTCCTAATTCGACGCAGTCCGCGCAGACCGTGATCCAGCCGCAGCAAAGGGTTGAACGGGTCTGCGGCTCGCGCCTGTACACCCGCGACACCCTGCGGAAGTTGTAGTCATGGCGGCGCTGAAATTTAGCGACGAGCAGATGCGGAAACTGCTTCGCCGCGTCACTCAGATCGAGCAGCGATTACGGGCTAACGGCACGCTGAAACGCCAACTCGGGAAGCTTCTCACCGAACAGACCCGGCGCCGGATCATGGTCGAGAAGACAGCCCCGAGCGGGCGTAAGTGGAAACCGTGGTCCCCCGCCTACGCTGCGACGCGCAGCGGCGGGCACAGTTTGCTCGTGGACACGGGAGCCTTGCACGACTCGATCAAGTCGACCGTGACGAAGGACGGTGCATCCGTCACAGCGGGCGTTCCGTACTCTGCCGCGGTCAACAAGCGTCGGCAATTTCTGGGGATTTCGACGCGCAACGCGCAGGAACTTGACGCCCTGATCTCCGATTGGATGACGCGCTCCCTATGAGCACCCTCACCGAGTTTCGCGCTGGGATCGCTAACACGCTTCGCGCAGACCCGCGCCTGGCTGGCGTGACGGTGTTCGAGCACGGCGGCGACTACGATCTCCACGAGGTGAAGCGCTACGCGAGCCGCACGCCCGCGGTGATCGTCTCGCTGGTACGTGTGGAGTGCGAGACTAACTATGGCGGGATTCCGCTAGCCGATATCCTCGTGTGCTGCATGGTCCTAACCATCGACAAGGCTGGCCTCACAAAGGACGTGTCGAGCATGGACGTCACCCATGCCCTGCTCAACATCCTTTGCCGGCATCCGCTCTCGGATTGGGGGCTACCCGATCTCGGCCCCCCGAACGACGTAAAAGCCGCGAATTGTTACGACAAAGATATCGACGCCGAAGGCATCTCGCTGTGGTCGGTGAGCTGGTGCCAGGACGTCGAACTCAGCCCTTACGCTCCGCTGACGTCTCCCGTCGATGATCTGGACGCCATCCACGCGACCTACGATATCACCCCGCGGGATAATGACGCGCCGTTGGGCGAAGTTCCCGATGCGGAGGACGAAATTGACTTGACGTGACGTGTTGCTATAGCTGCGAACGTACACTACAGTTGCCGCAGGGAATAGTAGATGACGATCTCGTTCAACACCATTCCGATTACACTCTACACTCCCGGATCGTACGTCGAGTACGATGCATCTCGCGCGACGCAGGGCTTGCAAGCCGTGCCGCACGAAGCCCTTCTGATCGGCGCCAAGCTTGCTACTGGTTCAGCTGTCGGCGACGTGATCTATACGCCTCGCTCGCCGGACGAAGCGGTCGCGCTGTTCGGGCCTAACTCACAGCTCGCGCAGATGGTTGCCGCGTACAGGCGCAAGGATTCGCTAAGCCCCCTGCACTGCATCGCGCTTGAGGACGCCGCGCTGGGCGTGAAATCCACTGGCTCGATTGTAGCCTCCGGCACGGCTGACGAAGCGGGGGCAACGCCACTTTATATCGGAGGCCGCAGGATCAACGTCGCGGTGCTCGACGGTATGACGGCCATGGAATGGGGCGCCGCAGCTGCCGCAGCGTGTGCGCTGGAGGGCGACCTTCCGGTCACCGTTGCCGCGAACGTCGCCGGCACAGGACTAGACCTCACCGCCATGAATGCCGGCCCTGACGGCAACGGAATTCACCTGGCCGTCTGTGCGCTTCCTGGCGAGCGCGTACCAGGCGGTCTAACGTTCACTGTGACGCCGATGGCGTCCGGGGTGTCGGCGCCCGAGTACGCGGACGCAATCGCTCTCATGAGCGACGATCAGTATCACACGGTTGCGCTGGGCACGGCGGACCCTACCGAGATCGCCGCCATCGTCGACGAGATGGAATCGCGCTCGGACGCTTTTCGGCAGATCGAGGGCGTTGCGTTCGCGGTCGTCTACGGCAACCAGCCCGGACTAAGTTCGATCGGGAATGGGTACAACAGCAACCGGCTTGTCGTGGTCGGCGGGGAGAAGGCGGCGACGCTGCCGACCCCCTGGGAACTCGCCGCGGAGATAGCTGCCGACGGCGCGCTCCAGGCGCAGATTCACCCGGCCCGCGCGTATACGGGGCACACCCTCCCCGGTTGCATGGCCGCTCCGCGCGGGGCGCGCTTTACGCGGGCAGAACGTAACACGCTGATCTCGGACGGTATCTCGACGGTGATCGCAGCCACCGACGGCCGATTGCTGATCGAGCGCCTTGTCACGACCTACCAAACGAACGCGATGGGGCTGCCTGACACGGCGTTTCAGGATTTGAGCACGCTTCGGACGCTCGATACCCTACGCTACACGTTGCGTGCTCGGATGGCGCAGAAGTTTTCGAACTTCCTTCTCGCCGACGACGGGAGCGAAGTCACCGGCCAGCCGATCGCCACGCCGAAGATCATCCGCGGCGAGGTAATTTCTCTGTACATCGACTGGGCGCTTTCGGGACTCGTCGAGATGTCGGCGCTCGATCAGTTCAAGGCGGAACTACTCGTAGAGCGCGACCTCAGCGATCCGAATCGCGTGAACGTCATCCTGCCGCCCGACCTCATGAACAACTTCCTCGTCGGGGCTTACAGCCTCCAGTTCCGGAGATAATCGATGGCGCTCAAGTTTTCAGGAACGTGTGTTATCCGAATGGACGGCTTGAGCCTTGCTGCGAAAGAGAAGGCTAAGATCGAGATCGGCGGCAAAGAGCGTACGGCCGTTGTCGCTGATCATGACGTGCAGGGCTACACGGAAAAACCAGTGCCCGCGAAGGTCTCCGCAACCATCGCGCACACTGCATCTAGCGATCTGATCGCGATCGCGAATGCCACAAATGTCACGATCGATTTCGAGACCGACACCGGTGTCACGTACACCGTCGCGGGCGCCTGGTGCAGCAAGCCGCCCGAACTCACCGGCGGTGAAGGTGACTGCGACGTAGAGTTTATGGGCCGGGCCGCAGTTCAGCGGTAGGTCGTATAAAAACGGGGGAGGTACCCGTGCTGACATGGTTTTGGATTGTGGTAGGCATCGGCCTGCTGTTGTTCTGGTTCCTGCATGAAGAACCGCGGAGGCCAGAATGAGCGACCCCTTTATCCTGAAGCTGAAGCATCCGATCCTGTCTCCGATCAACAAGGGCAAGATCGAACAGGTGACCATGCGCCAGCCGCTGGAGTGCGCCGACTTTCTGGCGGGCGCTAAGGCATCTACCAGCGGCGTCGGTGCCGAGATGATCGCGGCGATCGTGGCACGCGTGACCGGGCTCGTCCCCGCTGAGGTCGAAAAGCTAGCCTATTCGGACTACAAGCACCTCGCCGCAAAGGTGGTCGCGGAGTTGAGCGACGATGAGGGAAAAGAGTAGACCCGCTCGCTCTCGTCCAGATGATCGTTTCGGCGTTCGGCTGGCCCCCGTCGGAGTTCGAAGGGTTGAGCGTGTGGGATTTGAAGTTTTGGGGCGAGGTCGCGCGGGTCAAATTGCGCGGATCGGTGCTATAGTGACGGGGACATGGCCAAGCCGACCATAGCTGAATTGCAGGTACGAATCGACTTGCAAGGCATGGGCAAGCTTGCCCAGCTCACGCAGGCGCTCAACCGTGTCGGCGGTGCTGAGATCCGCCGCAATCTAGATGCAACGGCTAAGTCGCTTCTCGGGCTCAACAGTATCTGGACAAGGAACATCAAACAGATACCGGCATTCGGTAACATGCTGAAGGGGCTGGCCGCTGGAACTATAGTTGTGCAGGGCCTTTACAGGGGCTTCAAGATGGTCGGCGGCGCCATCGCCTCAAGTCTGAAGCCCTTGCTGGATTTTGAACACAATATGATGCGCGTTCGCGCGAAGGGGCAGATGAGTGCTGCCGAAGCGAAAGCCGCTAGCGACGTCGTGAAGTCGTTGACCGGGCAAACACAGTTCGGCCCCGTCGCTGCGTCCGAGGCCGCCGTGGGCCTTGCTGCGGCCGGTCAAGGTAAAGCGCTAGGGACTGCACTGCCGACGGTGTTGAAGTTCGCGCAGGCCAACGATATCGAGCCCGAAAAATCCACCGAGATTTTGCTCGGTGTCGCTGGCCAATTCGATCGCTTGAACGAACCCGGCGCACTCAAAGACATCGGCAATAAGATCACGAAGGCCGACCAGATGTCGGTGCTATCTGTCAGTCAAATATACGACACCTTGAAGTACGTCGGCCCGCTCGCCAAGCAGGCCAAGATGCCTTTGGAGGAGGTGCTGGCGCTGATCGTGTCGCTCGGTGACGCTGGCGTCGTCGGCAGCAAGGGCGGCACCGGGACGCGCAACCTGTTGACTGCGATCGCCGCACCACCTCGACGTGCAAAGCAGTCGCAGAAACAGCTCGACAAAATCCATCTTACGCAAGCCGATCTCCAGAAAGGCTTCGATGACATTCCTCAGTTCCTGAAGGAGATGAAACTTCGTTTCGAGAAGTACAACATTTCGCCCGTCGAGCAGATGGCGATCAATAAGACGATGTTCGGCCAGTACGGCATGACCACGTCTGCCATTCTTATGCAGGACTCCCTTGAAGGGGAATTCGGACTGTCGAAAATTGAGAAGGCTCGCAAGGATCTTGCGCTACTCACCGACGTAATAGACGAACAGGCCGACCTTATGGGCGGCACGCTCAAAAACCGTCTCGAACAAGTGAATTCCGAATGGGAGTTGATGCAGATAAACATGGGCCAGTTGCGCTTGCCGACACTGAACGCAGCTGTCGACAAGTTGCTGGCGTTCATGCGCGGCGGTGGGGGGCAAGAGGCGTCGCGGAGCATGGGCGAGTTGACTACCGCCCTCGCTGAAGGGCTGCCCGCAGCGATTACGATCGCGAGTGCGGCAATCATGACGGTGGTCGAGGCCATGCGAGCCGTCGACGAGACTTTGGGCACCCACATTTTCAAGCCCAAAAAGTTCGACGAAATGGACGAGCTAGAGCAGCAGGACGCCGTCCGCAAACAAGTCGTAGCCAAATGGAGAAAGGATCATGCAGGCAAGCCTGGATACTCCGAGATGAGTGACGCCGTGTTCGATTCCTTCGCGGAAGCGGCGGGAGACGAAGCCGTGAAGAATTTACAAGCGCAAGCCACGGCGCAACGTAAGCAGCAATCGGCCGCTAACATAGCAGCGGGGCGAGAGAAGAAGAAGCTTGATGCAATGACACCCTTGGAACGCGAGCGCTATCTGCGCGAAAAGGAGCGTGCGGGCGAAGGGCAAGAGGGCGTTCTACAGTTGCCGCCGCAGGCGGGCGCCCCCCACGTACCCGGCCAGCTGTTCGTAATGGTCGAGCTGGGCGAAGGGCTGAAGGGCAAGATCACGGGCGTCAATAACGGTTCCGGCCCCGCCTTGAACGCCGGGGTTACCAGCCAATGAACTACCAACTTGAAAGCTTCCCCTGCACGCTCGACGGCGTGTTTTTTCACGTGCGCGGGCACACGACCACGATGGGTCGCAAGACTGCGATCTACCGCTTACCGTTCGAGTCTCGCGGCGTAGCGCACCGCGACATGGGGCGCGCACCGCGCGAGTTTTCGATCGATGCGTTTATCCTTGAACGTCCGCCGAATCCTTCCGGGAGCCAGCCGCCATCACTTCGCGACCAGCGCGACCGCCTGATCAAGGTGCTAGAAGCACCGGGCCGTAAGCTCCTGGTGCACCCGATCTACGGCCGCGTATACGTCGTCACGGACGGCGTAACGAGCCTCGTGGAGTCGACCGAGCAGGGCGGGCTCATTGAGATCAAGTTCAACGCGATCGAGGCGCGCGACGAGATCGAACAGACGCCGCGTCCTGACGCGAAAGCCACAAGCGAGCTGGAGGCGCGCAAGCTGCGTACCGTTGCGGGGGAGGCGCTGCTAAGGGACTATTCGATCGACGTGCCGGACTTCGTAAATGCTTCTAATTTAGAGGTGCTCGATATCATCATCGACGATTTGACGGACATGAACGCCGTTATCGGCCACGCCCTCGCCGTCCCCGCGCACTACGCCGCGCAGATCGAGCGGATCGCGAACGAGGCGTCTATGCTGCTCAACTTGCCGGGGCTTCTGTATAACGTGGTCGACGCCACGATCGCGAGCGTCGTGCAGTCCATAAACACCGTGAAAGGCCGTAACCGGCGCGGGATCGGTAGCCTACAGGAGGTGGTGGTTCTTAGTTCGGCACTCGGTGCGTCGAGCGAGGAACCGGCCGCTATCGATACGCCATCGCGCGATGCAGAACGGAACAACCGAGCACAGATGCTGATCGCGGTGCGCGCGAGCGCGCTCTCCAGCGCGACCATGGCCGCAGCGAACTCAACCTATGCAAGTGCCGACGAAGCACGTTCGATGTTGAAGACTATTCAGGATGCGCTCGCCAACCTTTCCGACAACGCGATCACGGGTGTCGAGCCAGCCGTAGAGGTTTTCGACGCAATACGGGATCTTAGTGCTGCGATTTCGCAGTATCTGGGGGAGATCGCCGCCAACCTTGCCGACGTTACGACGTATACGACCGCTGACACGGTGCCGATGGTTACGATCGCTTACCACCTGTACGGCGACGCGACTCGGTTCGAGGAAATGCTCGAACGGAATCCGCAGGTCGTGCACCCCATGATGGTTCCCGGCCGGACGACGCTGGAGGTTTTGACGTCGTGAGCGCGAGCGACGAGATCACGCTTACGGTCGACGGCAAGCTGTACCGGGGCTGGATCGACGTCAACATTGAGCGGTCCCTCGACCGTTTCGCGCACACTTTCAAACTGACGTATATCGATCGCTGGAGCGATCACGTGGAGCCGTGGCCGATCCGCACGGGGGCCGCGTGCCAGGTGCGTTTCGGTACAGAACTTTTGATCACGGGGTTCGTGGACGTCGTTACGTTCAAGATCAACGCGCAAGCGTGGACGCTCACCGCGGCGGGGCGATCGAAGACTGGGGATCTCGTGGACTGTTCGGCGGTGCATAAGGGCGGCGCGTGGGAGAATAAGATCGCCGAGGATATCGCTGTCGATCTGGTTGCCCCGTTCGGCTTGGCTGTCAGGCAGCAGACGCCGGACAACGAGAAGCTTCCGAAGTTTGCGATCATGGAGGGTGAGTCGGTCCACGATGCGCTCGATCGGCTGGTGAAAAACCGCGGCTACCTGTGTCACACCCTCGCTTCCGGGGACGTGGGCATGTTGCAGCTGGTATCGTTTTCCGGGAACGCGTACAATCTCCCCGTCGGCGAAGCGATCGAGCGCGAATATTCCGAGGACATTCAGGATCGGTTTTCGGAGTACCGCCTACGTTCGCAGACGGCCGCTACGGCGGAGAATGGCGACGCGGTGACGGTGACTCGTAAGGTCGACGGGATTACGGATCCCGAGGTCAAGCGCTATCGGCCGCTGGTGGTCGTAGCCGACTCCGCGTCAGACCGCACGCAGCTTGAGAAGCGCGGCAAGTGGGAGCGAAACGTCCGCGCGGGGCGGGCGATTCGAGTGCAGTACACCATGCCTGGGGTGCTGGACGAACTCGGCATGCCGTGGACCCCCGGCGTGCATCACCGCGTGAAGGACGAAGCGCTGGGCATCGACGAGGAATTGCTGCTCGTGTCAGCCACGATCGACGTGAACAATCACGAACTCACGACCCAGATCGAACTCACTCGACCACAAGCTTTTTCCCTACTTGAGTGGCCCGACGAAGCGTTGAACCCGGTCACGAAGGCCGGTCGACCGAAGGTCAAGCGCACGAGGAAACCCGTGCAGCAGCGGTGAACAATGCTAAGCGTACGCGCCCTCAGCACCAAGATCATCAACCTGTGCGTCCGCGCGGTCGTGACGCGATCGGGGGAGCGATATCAAGCGCAATGGCTCGGTGACCGAATAACCCCGCCCGTCGAGAATTTCCAGCCGCAGGGGCTGCACTTCCGAGTCCCAGTGGGCGCGGAGCACTTGCTCCTAGCCCCGTGCGGCGAGACGTCTGCGGCGGTTATGGTGGGCGCTCACAAGCGGAGCGCGATGCCGAAGGATGTACTCGCCGAGGGCGAAGGCGGGCTGCATTACCTCGGGACTTACGCGGTGTTCGTCGGCAAGGATGGAACGGTGCACCTGGGTGGCGGAATCGGCGCTGCGGAATTTGT